ATATTAACTGTGCGGACTGACACCATTACTTCCGAAAGGGCCAGAAATGCCATTCAAAAGACATAAACAAAAGTCTGTGATGAGCCATCAATTCTCGAGAATTCCATCGGCAAACATCCAGCGTTCGACTTTTAAGAGGTCCCACGGGTATAAGACTACCCTGGACCCTGATTTCATTTATCCCATTTACTGCGACGAAATTCTCCCTGGGGACACGTTTAACGTTAAACTGTCGTCGATTGCCCGTCTTAACACCCCTATTGTCCCGATTATGGATAATATGTTTATGGACTTTTTCTTCTTCTTTGTCCCCAATCGCCTTGTGTGGGACCAGTTTCAGCTTTTTATGGGTGAGCAGAAAAACCCCGGCGATTCTACTGATTACGTCATACCTACGGTTCAGTCCGATCTAACCGATGGCTTCGCGATCGGTTCTTTGGCCGATTATTTCGGCCTCCCTACTGGCGTTCCCGGTTTGACTGTCAATGCGCTTCCCTTCCGTGGATACAATTTAATTTTTGACGAATGGTTTCGCGATCAAAACCTAGTCGATTCTGTCAAAGTGGAACACGACGAAGGTCCCGACGACATCACCACCTATAACCTGCTCAAGCGTGGTAAACGCCACGACTATTTCACTTCCTGCCTCCCTTGGCCTCAAAAAGGCCCTGGCGTCGAGCTGCCTCTTGGTACTTCTGCCCCCGTAATCGGTGATGGTAATTCGCTCGGTCTGGTCGATAATGTGACTACTTGTGGCATCGCTCGTATTGCTGGCGGTTCTGCTGTTGAAACCGGACGTGACTGGGATCAAATCGCTGCCGGAACAATTGTTGCTGGTGGTGCGGTATCTACGGACAACTCTGCTCTTGGCGTTAGTACGTACCCCGAAAGTTCGGGCTTGGTCGCGGACCTAAGTTCTGCTGTTGGTCCGACCATTAACTCCTTGCGTGAAACGTTCCAGCTTCAAAAATTGCTCGAGCGTGATGCCAGAGGCGGAACTCGGTATACTGAAATAATCAAGAGTCATTTTCTCGTGAATAGTCCTGATTCACGTTTGCAACGTCCTGAATATCTAGGTGGCGGTTCCCGTTCTATCCAGGTGACTCCTGTCGCTCAAACCACACAAACACTTGAATCCGGTTCGCCTCTCGGTACTCTTGGCGCTGTTGGCTACCATGCCCAATCCGGTGTTGGTTTTACGAAGTCTTTCGTTGAGCATGGTTACGTATTTGGTTTTGTACAAATCCGGGCCGACATCACTTATCAGACCGCTTTAAACAAAATGTGGAGTCGTTCCACAAAGTATGATTTCTACTGGCCGGCCCTGTCTCATTTGGGCGAGCAAGCGGTTCTCAATAAAGAAATCTACGCTCAAAATAATGCGGTTGATGATGACGTCTTTGGTTATCAAGAACGCTGGGCTGAGTATCGTTACGCTCCCTCTCTGATTACTGGAAAGATGCGCAGCGTTGATCCTACTAGCCTTGATGTGTGGCATCTTTCTCAAGATTTCTCGGAGTTGCCTGTTCTTAACAAAGACTTCATCGAGGAAAACATGCCGATCGAGCGTGTGGTCGCAGTCGTTGATGAACCGACCTTTACATTCGATGCGTACTTCGATATTTCCGCCACCAGACCGATGCCCGTGTACTCCGTTCCTGGGCTTGTCGATCACTTCTAGGAGGCATACAAGTGGGATTCTCTTTTAAAGACGTGCTTGGTGGAGTCAGCTCTGCCATTGGCTCGCCGTTGGGCGGCCTTGGTGCTTCTCTGTTTTCCGCCAAACAGGCGTCCGATGAGGCTACGTTTAATCGTAAGTTTCAAGAGCGGATGTCTAATACTGCCCACCAACGTGAGGTTGCTGACCTGCGTGCGGCTGGGCTTAACCCTATTCTTTCTGCCGGTGGTAAAGGCGCTTCAACGCCCACCGGATCTACTCCGTCTCTCCCCGATGTGTCTGCCGGGATTTCTCGTGGTGCTACTTCTGCCTTACAGCAAGCGAATACCGCCAGGGCGAATGTGTCTGCTACCCTGGACAAAAACATGTTGGACTTCTACAACAATTTGCCCAAGTGGATGCAGGATATGACTGATGCCTCGCGGCTGAATTCTCAAACTGGTGTTGGTGATGAGGCTGCTTCGATTATTACTGGCTTAGGTACTACGGCGAAGAATGTCTTCGGCGGTTTCAAAAAAGGTATCGCGAATATCCGTAATAAAATGCGTGGCACGACATCTAGTGCCACCAAAGCGGTTCCCAAGTTGACTCCCAAGGGTAGCAAAACCCCTGGTATCTATCCTAATTGGAAGAACCGCAAACTTGAGCACCTACAACGTAAAGGTGCAACCAGTGGCCTGAACGAGGCCGAAACAAAAGAACTGTTTCAACTTATGGAGGAACTCCAGTGAGACGCAAACGCATGAAACGTAGTCGTAGCCGAAAACTGTTTAAACGCACAAGCGGAAGCAATCGCAGGAACTCGCGTTCTTCGCCGATGCGTGGCGGTTATCGACTCTAACACAAAAGATGAGGGTTGTAGCCCCTTCGGCCTAAAATCGCGTCGGCCCTGCGCAAGCAATTGAGGGCTGACCTATTTTCGGTTGGAGGGGCGTTCCCCTTCGGATAATATTACGGAGGTTTTGTATGACTTGTTTTTACCCTATCAAAGCCTACCGGGCACTTAATAAAAAAACCGATAATGGCAAATCTGTGATTTGTTTCAACCACTCCGACGTATCTGACTGCCCCTTCGAAACTTTACTCCTTCCTTGTTCAAATTGTAGCGGATGCCGCATGGACCGCTCTAAATCGTGGGCTATTCGTTGTATTCACGAAAGCTCCCTTTTCAAGAACAATTGTTTTATCACTCTCACTTTTAACCCCGATACCGTCAACTCTCGCGGAACTCTTGTTAAGTCGGACTTCCAAAATTTTATGAAGCGACTCCGCAAACGGTTTTCGGGTATACAACCTGTGGAAAAGGAGACTGGAAATGTTGTCACTACCGAACCCTTCCGGGCCGATGAATTACACTACCCTATTAGGTACTTTCATTGTGGTGAGTATGGGTCTAAACATTCTCGCCCTCACCACCACGCTTGTTTATTTAACTTTGATTTCCTTGATAAGGTACTTCTCGAGTCGCGTGGTACCAATCATTACTACCGCTCTGCGGAACTGGAGAAACTATGGCCCTTCGGATACTCAATGGTAGGACATGTCACTGTCGATTCTGCTGCTTACGTCGCTCGTTATATCCTCAAGAAAATGAACGGGAAGCTCGCCGACGACTATTACAAACGGTACGACCTACAGACCGGGGAAGAGTACCAACTCCAACCGGAGTACACGACTATGTCTCGTCGGCCAGGGATCGCCGCATCCTGGTTCAAACAAAATCCATCTTCTGTTTATCCGAAAGACTTCGTAACTTCGGGAGGAAAATCATTCAAAGTGCCTCGATTTTACGACAATATGTTCGAAATAAGCCATCCAGACGAGTTTCTCAAAATTAAGAACAAGAGAAAGCTGGATTCCATGCTTAATTCTGACGATAATACTCCTGCACGCCTTCGCGTTCGTGAGAAGGTGTTACAATCAAAACTGTCTCGGTTAGTAAGGACTTACGAAAATGATCACTAAAATGTATTCTGTGTACGACAAAAAAGCCAAGATCTTCAATGTGCCTGTGTTTCTTCACAACACGGCTGTCGCCTGTCGAGCGTTCGGCGAGCTGGCTAACAATCCTGATCATCAATACGGTAAACACCCTGGGGATTATGAGCTGTGGGAAATTGGCACTTATGATGACCAATGTGCCTTGACCTGTCCCCAGATCGACAAAACCCATGTTATTGACTTCTCTGACCTGATCGGAGTCCCAGCGTGACAAGATTTCTTGTCTATCTGCTGATTCTAACCATTGGGGGCTGCGTATTTTACGTAGCCCCCTCTTTTAATTTGAAAGGACATAAGATGCAAAAAGTAATCGATCGGCGTGCTAATGGCTCGCGGCGTGTGTCTTTTATCACGGATGCCGGTTCCGTGGTTGAAGGACATCACAAGAATGAAGTGGATATTAACCAGATTATGCAGAAATACCGTGTTACTGGTTTCCTCGAGTCTAATGCTCAAGAGGCCAACTATGGCGATTTCTCTAATGCTACCGACTTCCACGATATGAAAAACCGCATAATTGACGCTGAAAGCGACTTTGCGAGGCTGCCTTCGTATTTGCGTACTCGGTTTAACAACGATCCTGCTCAGCTACTGGCCTTCCTGGAAGACCCTCAGAATCTCTCTGAAGCCCGTGAGCTGGGAATTATCGAAGATCGGGTACTCCGGGCGCCAATTCCCGAAACGCCTCCTGTGGAGGCTCCTACGCAGCCTAAAGCTGCTACCCTGACCGATTCCGCGAAGCAGGAATAGGGCAGGCCACAGTTCACCTACTTGATATTAACTGTGCGGACTGACACCATTACTTCCGAAAGGGCCAGAAATGCCATTCAAAAGACATAAACAAAAGTCTGTGATGAGCCATCAATTCTCGAG